AGACGGGCGACTACATCGTCAAAATCGAATACGGCGAGGAAGAAATGAGCTTCCGCGCGGGCACAGATGGCGAGAGCCACGGCCAAGACTACGATGGCACAATCATCGACATGACCACGACTGATCACGTGCAGTGGTGGTGCGCTGGTGAACTCTACACGCGGCTCCAAAGGGCCAAGCGCAAGATCGAGGACTTGGAGGCGAACGACAAAACTGAGCCACCCGAAACGCAAGCCCAAGACCTATGAGCACCAACCAAACGCCACCGAAGCCCGAGACAGTGCAGGCCAGCCCGCAAGGGTTGGCTCCAGTGCCATTGTTCGCCGTTGGAGATCGTGTGATAGCAACCTGTGAACTAACTCAACCTCCATCCGATGAGTTGCCCGGACAGCACTTTTGCGATGTCGGGGATGAGTTGGAAATCCGACAGGTCCGCCCAAACGGCTGGTATGTCGTCGCTCACCCTTGGCGTGAAGCAGGAGCGGGTTTTTTGATTCGCCACCGGGAACTTGATTCGGCGAACGACAAGGATCAGGCGACCGATGGGGCGCATAACCAGAATCAACCAACGAAGTCCAAGTAGTATGAGCGAAGAAATCCAAAATGAAAAGTCGGGCAGCAGCGCCCCATCTGGTCGCCTGCATCCGATTGTTGTGCCTTGGGTTGGCAAGCTGAAGCATGACCGCCAAGTGTTTGCTGATTGGGGCATGATCCGCGATGAGGCGGGCGATCTGATATTCAAAGTAGCAGTCCCACATTGTTTATCGGAGGAGGATTTGGGAAGATACCGCCGCGAGAAAATCGACCCAACACAGGTCCGCGTCGATGCGCTGCTAAACGCTCTCAATGGGCACAACAGTGATTCTACAACTGGAGTCACATATTGAAACGCCCCGCGACACTTTTAGACACTAGGCAAACGCCGCTGATCCGTTCGTATATTGCCCTCCCTTTTGACTCCCGCCACCCGGTATGCTGTCTGATGCCATCGCCGCCGCTGCCCGCCGGTCTCTCGACGCTTTGCGTGCGGGCTTTCCGGGGCGCATTTTGCTCGGCACGCGGCAGATCCAGGCGGCGGTGACGACACGCCGCGCCGAGATCGAGCAGGCCGCGGGCGGATTCGTGCAGGGCATGACGCTCGTCGCGCATGTCGATCACGACGCGCTGAAGGACACCGGGCTCATCAACAGCACCGGCGCGCTCACCAAACGGCAAATCATCACGCACGACGGCGTGGACTACCGCCTCAAAAGCGTCACCGCCGACCCTCACGAGACCACGTGGATCATCCGCGCCGAGCAAGAAGTGCGCTGACCGCCTCCCGGTCTCATTGTCTCCTTGTCCGATTGTCCGATTGTCGTCCGCCTTTTGACACCCCGCCCCGCGCATGGCTACCTCTCGCATCGCAGGCGATCTCAATGTCGAAGGCTCGATCACCTTTGGCGACTCCATCCTCCCCGGCATCACGCGTTCCAACATGATCCAGGAGGACTTCGCCGCGTATCCGGTCGATTTCAGCGACCTGCGCGTCTGGGATGCCTTCGGCACGATCATCAGCTCCGCCGCGAATGACGACCTCGGCATCTCCACCGGCGGCACGTTCGGCACGGATGCGCCCTACATTTCCGCAGGCGACCTCAAAGCCGCAGGCGCCACGACCCGCCGCGCACGCTTCCTCATCACGCTGCCGCCCGAATACGTCGCAGGCCAGTCCATCCGCCTTTCGGCGTATGCCGGCATGGTCACCACCGCCGCCGACACGAGCTGCACCCTGGACTTTGAAGCCTATGCGCGGAACGTCACCGGCTCCGGCGCTCTCGCGACCGGCAGCGATCTCGTCACCACCTCGGCGACCTCGATCAACTCGACCACCTTTGCGGAAAAGACCTTCGACCTCACCGCCTCCGGTCGCGTGCCGGGCGATGTCATCGACGTGCGCATGAGCATCGCCTGCACCGACGCCGCCACCGGCACCGCCGTCATCCCCGCCGTCGCCGCGCTTCAGCTCAAGCTCGACATCAAAGGCTGACCGCTTCCCGCTATGCTCACCGTGCGCGGCATCGACACTCGCAGCCTGCGCTCATCGTATGCGGCCTTCAGCGCGGAGGCGAAAAAGCGCATCGTCGAGAAAATCGTGCGCACCGACGCCATGGGCTTCGTGCGCGACATCATCGCCATCACGCCGCCGGGTCATCAAGGCGCTCCGTTCGTCTCGGGTGGCAAGGGCAACACCGCCTTTGCCACCGGGCTGCTTCAGATCAAAAGCGACATCCTCAAAGTCTATGCCACGCCCTCGTGGGTCTATGGCTACGTGATGAAGACGGTGAACAAAAAAGCCGCCGCCGCATTCTACGGCATTTTTCAAAGCGGCAACCGCTCGCAGCTCAACGACTGGCTCTTCAAGTCCGCGCCGCCATTCATCGCCAGCTTAAAGCTCGGATTCGATGGCGGTGCCGAGCACCAGCAACGCCGCAGCAAAAGCACCGGCCGCGTGAAAGGCAGCAAGCCGACGGTGATGATCCTCCCCGGCGAAGAATCCAAGCTGAAGGCCTACATCACAGCCACGCAGGAAAAAGTCGGCATGCTCGCCGGTGGCTGGGGTGCTGCCGCGACACAGCTCAAGGTCCGCATGCCCGCCGCCGCGAAAAAACACGCGTCTGGCTCCTGCCTCGCCCAAATCACGCCGAACCAGGTGAGCTACACGATCACCAACACCGTCCCCTACTCCCGTCAGGCCGACGTCGATCGCCGCACTCAGTTCGTGCTCGACAGCAACAAGCGCCGCAACCGCCTCGCGAAACGCATCCAAGTCGAGATCGAGGCCGAGCTCAAAAAACAATTCTCCCGCCGATGATCACCTACCTCCTCCTCTCCCTCGCCGCCCTCATCCTCTGGAATCTCATCCTCCCCCCCGCCGCCGAATGAGCCTCCTAACCCTTAACCCTTAACCATTAACCCTTAACCCCTAACCCCTAACCCGAGCTCACTCATGCCCGACCACACACCCCTCTCCCAAAAGCTCGAATCCGCGCTCGCCGCCTACCTCACCGGCGTGAAGTCCAGCATGAGCCTCTCGACCACGCAGGTGATCACCGCGCATCAATCCGCCGCCGCGGTCGATTCGCCGCGCATCGTGGTGCAGTGCCAGTCCATGTCCCCGCGTCTCATCTCCATGCCTGGCGTCATGGACGTCGTGCTGAATGTTCACTACATCTCCGACCTCGAAACCACCGCCGAAACGCACAAGACCGAGGCCGCCAAGCTCATATCGTGGCTGTGCGACACCGAGACGATCCGCACCGCGCTGAACATCGCCACGCCCGACACGCGCACCGTCACCGGACTGCACATTTACCTCCTCCAATGGGCTGGCGTCGAAATGACCGCCGACCCCGACCGCGCCCAGCATCAAACCACCTGCACCCTCAACCTCATCGCCATGGGCAAAGACCTCGTCTGATTGTCTCCCTGTCCGATTGTCTCCCTGTCCCATTGTCCCCCCTTTTGACACCCATCCCCCGTCAACCTCCTTCTACTTTATGGCTGCTACCCAACTCGGAACCAACGGCGTCTTCGCCATGTCCTCACAGACCGGCTTCATCATCCAGTCGCAAAGCGACGCCTTCGAGGTCGAGCAGCGCATCACCGTCGATCATACCGGCGAGAAGGTCGGCATCACGCTTTACGGCGACCAGCGCAAAATCACCATCGAAGGCCTTGTGCCGACCAGCTCCGCCTTCAGCACCCGCATGGCGGCACTGGTCACCTTGGCAAACTCTCCTGGGGATTTCTACCGCTCCAGCGCCTCCGCAGGCTACGGCGACACCGTCCACCTCGGCACCACGCAGACCAAGAACAACGAAGACTTTCACCGCTTCTCCACGCAGCTCTGGGCCTCTCCGTTCGCCGACCTCGGTGCCTAACGGAGCCCCTAACTCCTAACTCCGAACCCTTAACGGTTCAGATCCCGCCCTAGATCCCATGTCCGAGCCCTCCGGCACCTACTCCGCGCGTCCGCATTCCATCAACGACACGCGTCTGTTCGCCGCTCTCACCGCGCTCGGCATCGCGCCCATCGACGGGCCGAAACTCTACACCGGCGAGACCGCCGACGGCTCCCCGCGTCAGACCTGGTATCTGGAGCGGGAGAGCCGCTGCGGCAAATACAAGACCGCCGAAATGATCGCCGCGTGGAATGATCCCAAGTGGCACGAAGGCAACCCCGAGCACCCGCTCGCCTACATCCGCTGCGCGTTCATGAACCACCACGCCGCCGTCGATCACATCAAACAGCAATGCGGCCTCTACGTCGTCCGCGGCCGCGGCGGGAAGTTTGGCCTCGTGTCGAGCGACCTCGACAAGAAGACCACAGACACCATTCTGCGCACGCTCGGGAGGTGAGACAATCGGACAATCAGACATTGGACAATGAGACCATGAGCATCTGCCTGTCTCATTGTCTGCCTGTCTGATTGTCCCATTGTCTCCCGCCACCTCCCGCCCCCGTTTGACTCACGCGCCCGCGTGTGACTGACGAAATCGTCCGACTTCTCGCCGAGACATGCACGCGGGCCTCCATCATCGAGGCGCGGGATGCCGTTTTCCGCGCCCATCTCGCGAACGTGCGCGAGCCCACCATCGTCACCGCCGTCTCGTTCGAGAACCACTCGACGACCTTCCAAGTCGGAGCCTCACCCGCCGAGCGTCTACAATTTCTCTCGCAATGCCGCGCCGCTCTCAACCACCTCGACGGCCACAGCGCCACCCCCGCGAACGGCGTGAAGCTCGATTTCTCCACCCGCTTCACCAGCACCTAACTCTTCACTTCTAACTCCTCAACCTCCCCCGTGTCCAGCCACCGATCCCGCCAGCGCGCAAAAGCCCGCGCCTTAGAGTCCCAGCACGCCGCGCAGATGCACCTGCAGCGCGCCACGGGCACGTCCTCGCGGCCGGCGGATGTGCTGAACTACCTCGGCGTCGAGGCCGCGCGGTGGACGCCGAACCGCGGGCAGATGAACTTCGCGCCGCTCGATCCCGGTGCGGTGCTCACGGGTGGCAATCGCAAAACCGTCCTGCGCAAGTCGCGCTGGCTTTGCTACAATGACGGCTATGCGCGTTTTCTGGTGAACGGTCTCGCGAACCTCATCGGCTACTACACCCTGCAGCCTGCGACGAAAGACAAAGCCTGGAACAAAATCGCCGACCGGCACTGGAAAAACCGCATCAAGTCGCCCGCCGTCTTCGACGCGGCGCGCAAACTGAACCATGCCCGCTGGCAGATCGCGCTTTCCCGTGCTGCGCTGCGTGATGGCGACGTGCTCACGGCCCTCTCCTACGCGCAAAGCGGGGCAGGGCAGGTGCTGCTCTACGGCTCACATCAAATCGACAGCGGCTCACGCGAGGAAAAAGACGGTTTCCACGATGGCGTCTACTACGACCAGTTTCGTGCGCACACCGGCTACAACCTCGTCTCGAAGTTCGACGGCAGCGAAAAAGGCACCACCATTCGTGCCTCTGATGCCATCTACTATGGCGATTTTCAGGACAGCGCCGAGGTGCGGCCGATGCCGCGCCTCACGCATGCGATCAATGACTTGCACGACATCATCGAGATCGACCTGGACAGCAAGCTCGGCATCAAACGCCGCCAGTTCGTCGGCATTTATCGCAAACGCCAGAAGGCAAACTCGCAACCGTTCGGCCTCGGCGTCTATCAGGCCCCGCACGTCGAGACCGGCAGCAGCGTCACCAGCACGAACGCCGACGGCAGCACCGCGGCGCAGCAAAATCTCGTCTCCGTCGAGGCCGTGACCGAGCGCACCGGCCTCGGCTCACTGGAGGAGGGCGAGGACTTCGGCGTCGTCGAGTCCGATCAACCGGGACCGAACGAGCGTGAGTTCAATAAGTCGCTGCTCTCGAAGATCAGCCTCGGCATCGGCCTGCCGCCGTCCGTCACCTTCTCCATCCTCGGTGCCGGTGGCCCCGAGGTGCGTTTCCACATGGCGCAACTGCAACGGTGGATTCAGATCGAGCTGCTGAACCTGCTGACCGCCGTCCAGGCGCACTATTTCTGGGTGATGGGGACCGACATGGCCCGCGGCGCGCTGCCTTTCCCGGATGATCCCGAGTGGTGGACGCACATCGCCATCCCATGCAGCGACCTCACCATCGATCGCGGCCGTGAACTCAGCGGAAAAATCGCCGCGCTCAAAGTCGGCGCGCTCACCCATGCGGATCTCTACGCCGAGGCCGGGAACGACTGGGAAGAACGCATCGAGCTGCAGGCCGAAATCATCGCCCACGCCGCCGCCGTCGCCGCGCAAAAAGGCCTCACCGGCGGACTCGCCGATCTCATGCCTGATTGGTCCACCAAGGCCGCGCCCGCCACGGCGGCGATGCCTTGACGCTTTTTTGACATGCGCGCCCGTGCATGTCCCACGCTCCCCGTTCTTGGTATGCCATCCGCGCCGCTGCATCCGACTCCGCGCCCGTCGAGGTCTCGATCCATGACGAGATCGGAGCCTGGGGCATCTCGGCGAAGCAGTTCCTCGGCGAACTCGCCAGCATCCCGGCTGCACGTGCGATCTCTCTCTCCCTCCACTCTCCCGGTGGTGAGGTTTTCGACGGTCTTGCCATTTACAACGCGCTCAAGTCCCGCGGCAATGTCGATGTGACCATCGCAGGCCTCGCGGCCTCCATGGCCTCCGTGATCGCCATGGCTGGCCGCACGGTCACCATGCCGCGCAATGCGTATTTGATGATCCACAACCCATCCGGCGTCGCCATTGGCGACAGCGCCGACATGCGCGAGCTGGCCGATCTGCTCGACAAGCTCAAAGGCTCGCTCGTCTCCGCCTACACCGAACGCACCGGCATCGACCCCGAGGAGATCGAGGAAATGATGGACGCCGAGACCTGGCTCACCGGCGAGGAAGCCGCCGCGAAGGGTTTTGTGGACAGCGTCAGCGACACACTCGCCCTCGCCGCCTCCGCATCCTTTGGCTCCCGCTTCGCGCATGCGCCGCGTGCGCTGTTTGACACGCCACCGCCTGTCATGGAAACGCAAAATCCAGAAACCCCCGTCGCCGCGACTGAAGACTCCACCGAGACCACCGTGGAAGTCACGACGACCGAATCCACAACGGGAACGACCACCACGGTCGAAACCAGCACCGAAACGCCCGACCTTGCGGAAGAAACCGCCGATCCCGAAGCAAGCATGAACGATGCCGCTCTGGCCGTCGCCGCTGCGGGCGTGCTGAAAAAGGCCCGCGCCACCCGGGCGCAGGTCGAAGCCCTCACCACCGAACGCGACGCCGCGCTCGCCAAAATTTCCGAACTCGAAGCCGCCAACACCACGCTCCGGTCCTCCGTTGAGCTGGTCGCACAACTGCGCGCCGAGATCGCGAAGCTCGAAGCCGATGACAAGACGCTCGCCGCACGCGCCGCCGAGATCGCCGCCAGCCACGGGCTCCGCCCGGATGCGCTCGGCGCGCTCCCCGCGCCCGTCGGAGAAGCGCCATCGCTGCTCGATCAATTCAATGCGCTGAACGGCGCTGAAAAGCGCGCCTTCTACCTCAAAAACGAGGAGCAGCTCAAACGTGAAATCTACAAGAAATAAACTCATCCACCAACGACCATGACTCTGAACTTTAATGACTCCATCTACGCGCAGGACGTGCTGAACGCCTTCGTCGCGACTCTGGCGCCCTTGCGCGCTTTCTCCCGTGATCTCTCCGGTGCCACCGCTGCCGTCGGGAACGCGGTTTACGTGCCTCGCATCGACGCCGTGACGGCCACGACCTTCAACCAGTCCTACACGGGCACGGGTGGCACGGTCAACACCATCACCGTCAGCCTGGACAAGCACCGCATCCAGACCATCGACCTCACGGACGTGCAGCAGCTCAACAGCTCTGCCGCGAAGATCGAAAACTTCGCCCGTCAGCAGGGGCAGGCGCTCGCCAAGATCGTACTGCAGGACATCTGGTCGGTCATCACCACGACGAATTTCGGCGCGGCCGTGGTGACCACCGCCGCCTCCAACTGGAGCAAGACGCAGGTGCGCGCGCTGCGCAAGCAGCTTTCGCAGTCCAATGTGGATCTCTCACAGGTCTCGCTCGTGCTCGACACCGAGACGCACGACGCCCTGCTCGGCGACTCCACCATCAACCAGGCTTACGCTTATGGCGGTGCCGAGGCGATTCGCGAAGGCCGCATCCCGCGTCTCATGGGCTTCAATGTCTATGAGTCGAACGTCATCCCGCTCAACTCGATCAGCCTCACGGCTTTCGCCTGCCACCCGGATGCGATCGCGGTCGCCATGCGCAACATCAACACCGTCGTTCCTGACGGCGTCTATCAGGGACTCGAAACCCTGACCGATCCCGCCAGCGGCATATCGATGGGCTACCGTCGCTACTACGACGGCGGCACGGGCAAGGTGTATGCCAGCGTCGAATGCCTCTTTGGCTACGCCGCCGGTCTCACTCCCGGCCTGAAGATCGCCACGGTGCCTTAATCGACACCTTCACTCACGGACTGGCAGTCATGGTGCGGCTGCCAGTCCCTTCACTCTGGGAGCAATCCCGCCCGCGTTCGGAGCACCACCGGCGCGGGTTTTTTATTTTAGCAACTCGCCCAAGATCATGAAATTATCGCTTTGCTTCATCGCTGGAAATGTCGAACGCTACATCGAGCGTTTCATACGGTCCTTTGCTCCTTTGGTCGATGAAGTCGTGATGGTCCGCGCCGTGGGTTTCCAGCAGGCCGATCATACATTGGAAATTGCCACCGGCGTTTGTGACGCGCTGGGCCTGCCCTTCATCTCGCGCGAATATCGCAACTCGGCCGCGCATGCGGAGTGGCCGCATGTGGACGACTTCGCCGCCGCACGGAATGAGTCATTCGCCGCCGCCTCGCATGAGTGGGTCGTGTGGGCGGACACGGACGACATCATCGACGACGCCAGCATCGCCACCATCAAGAGCGCCATCCAAAACACGCCGGATACCGTCGTGGCCTATGCGCTGCACTACAACGTGCCCGAGGACGGGCTCAGCGTGTGGAAAGAGCGCATCATCCGTCGCGGCTCGGCTCGCTGGATTCATCCGATCCATGAGGCCCTGGAGTTTGGAGACGATGCGCAGAAAAAGATCGTGCGCATCCCCGGTGCCACGTTTGAGCACCGGCCTGATGTGCGCGCCGGTCGTGTGGCCAATGACGAGCGCAACGCGCGCATTCTGGATTCCATTCCGGCGGACCAGCGCACCACTGGGCAGGCGTTTCATTTGTTCCAGTCGTGGCGCGCCTTGGGGCGCATGGCAGATGCCGCGCGTCTGGCGGTGGAGACACTGACCCAGCAATCGAACGAGCTGAAGCCGCCGGAAAAATACGAGCTCATGATCGCGCTCGCGCAGATGAACCAGCAGCCGGAAGGCCGCGCGGATTTGCTGCTGCAGGCCATCGGTCTTTGTCCCGAGCGGCGGGAGGCTTACGGTGAGATGGCGCTCACAGAGATCGCGCTTGATCGTCCCGTGCAGATGCTGGCGTGGACGCGCGCCATGCTCGCCCTGCCGCGCCCCGAGGGCTATCTCTGGAATCAACGCGAGATGTATTACGGCTGGTGCGGTGTGAATCTGCACGCCATGGCACTGCGGGCGAACGGGGACAATGTCGGCGGTGATGTGCATGAGATCAATCACCTCAAACGTCACGGCGCGGCGATTTCACTGCTGCATGCCACGCGCGGCAGGCCGGAGCAGGCGGCCCGTGCGCGCACGCTTTGGCTGAAACGCGCCGCAGATCCTGACAGCATCGAGCACATCTTTGCCATGGATGCCGACGATGAAAAATCCGGCGCGCTCGTGCTCTACCGGCACGTGGTGCAGTTCCACCGCAGTGACAGCGTCGGCGCGTGGAATCTCGCCGCGGCGGCATCGCATGGGAAGATTCTCGTCCAGCTAAACGACGACTTCGATCCACCGGTGCATTGGGACCGCATGCTCATCGACGCGTTTGGTGGATGCAAAGACCCCGCTGTTTTGCGTGTGAGCGACGGCCACCGCACCGACGACCTCTTGTGCCTCGCTGTCATGAACCGCGCCCGCTACAAACAACAGGGCTATTTCCTGCATCCGAAGTTCAAATCGGTGTTCTCGGACAACTATCATTCTTTTTGCGCCTTCCGCGACAACTGCATCATCGACGCGCGCCACATCGTCATTCATCACCACCACCCCTTCTTCAACAACGGCCAAGGCTGGGACGAAATCTACGCCGCCCACAACTCCCCCGAACGCTACGCCGAAGGTGCCGCCATCTACGAACAACTCACCGGCGAAAAAGTCCGCACCGTGCCCCCTAACTCATAAGCCCTAACCACTAACCCCTAACCACTAACCCTTCCCCCCGTGCCCCACCTCTCCATCCTCACACCCTCCGTCTGGAGCCGCGCCGCGCAAACCAACGCACTGCGGGAAAAGATCGAGGCGCAGATCGCCGAGCTGAATCTGCCCGGTGCCGTCGAGCACCTTGTGCTGCTGGACAATCGCTCGCGCTCCATCGGACTCAAGCGACAGTCCCTGCTCGATGCCGCCCGCGGCGAGTTCATCGCCTTCGTGGACGACGACGATGATGTGTCCGCCGATTACGTCGGCAGCCTTGTCACCGCGATTTTCACCACGCCCGAAGCTGATGTCATCACCTTCGAGCAATCAGCCATCTACAACGGCAAACCCTTCACCGTCGTTTTTCAATCCGGTGCCAAGGACGAAAAGCTCATCCTCGACGGCCCCGACGATCAACGCATCACCCGCGGGGCGTGGCACGTCTGCGCCTGGCGTCGCAGCAAGGTGAGGCACTGCCAGTTCCTCGACAGCAACTACGGCGAAGACTTCGCCTGGGTCGCGCAGGCCCGGCTGCATGCGCAGCGCGGTCATCACATCCCCCGCATCCTCCACACCTACCGGCACGACGCGCAAAACACGCTCGCGCCGGAGCCTTTGACACTTTGAACCGATCAAGCGCAGCGCATGCCCTTGCTGCGTGGTTCACCCGGCGCGGTCTTTTGGTTGGGGCCGCGCCGGGTTTCACAACCCATCACTCCTAACCACTAACCCTTCAATCACAGAGGTTCGGCCCCATGAACGAGACCACCAAAGAACTCCTCGACGCCCTCGGCTTCGAGTCCCTCGGCGAAGACGCCGACCTGCGCGGCTTTCAGCAGTTTGTGCTGAAGGACTTTCCCGACATTTGCGTCAGCATCCCCGACCATGACACCGACGTCTGCCTCGCCTCCGCCATCTTCCACGCCGGAGCCGCCGCCGCCCGCGCCGAGATCCGCAAACATCACACCGCATTCGTGAACGCGCTGTGGTGAAGAGTGGGACAATCAAACAAGCAGACAATCAGACCATGAGACAATCAGATTCTCCCCGTCTCCCCGTCTCATTGTCTGATGGTCCCATTGTCCCTCCCTCCGCTCCTCTCCACCCTTACCTCACCGTCGTGCATGCAGGCGATCACTCCACCGGCCTCGATTTCTACGACTGCCGTGAGCACCAGTGGCAACTCTCCCACGCCCACGGCACTCCGATCTGCACCCTATGGCCCCGAGACACCCGCACCCGTCACCTCACGCTTACTCGCCCCCAAGCCCAACGCCTCGCCAGCTACCTCTTCCACTTCCACCAGCACGCCTCACTGCCCCGCCACCGGCACGAGCTGGAATGGCATATTTAACGTCAATGATCACGCGCCCGATGGGGCACGTGAAGAGAATCAACCCAAAAAATTCAAGTGATATGGCCGAACAAAATCAAACATCGAAGTCCGACAGCAGCGCCCCATCTGGTCGCGTGCATCGGCGTTGCGCAGTATGCGGCTGCTCAAAACTCTTTTACGGCTCGAAGCCCAAGAATGACTCCGGGCCAGCGGATCATGTCATGCACTGGAACACTTGGGAGAGTAAAGGATTAACTCCGCCGCACGAGGTGCAAAGAGGCAGTCAGCCGCGATATGTCTGCGCCGGTGGAGGCAAGCCATACGTCGAGAGTGCGCCGAACGACAAGGATCTGGCGTGGCGGGCGCTGGACTCTGAATAAACCAACAAAGCAGCCCTCGCCGTTGCCAGCATCGCAAAGCGCGCCTCCTACCTCAGTCACTTCCACCAGCACGCCATGCTCCCGCACGCCGCCAGCATGATCGAATATCACATCTAACTCATCACTCTTCACCCCTAACCCCTAACCCTTCACGCATTCCATGCGCTCCCTCTCCGCCGCCTCCTACGACCTCCTCCAACGGTCCAACTTCTTCACCCTGCTCGTCAGCAACGACCAGCGCGACCGTTTCCACGCGGCGGTCATGTGGCGCATCGTCCATTCGGCCTCGCTGGACGTCGTCACTGCCATCACGCCCGAGGATCTCGCAAAGCAGGCCAAGGTGGATTTGTGGCACGTCTCCCCTTCCGACCTCGCCCCCGTCTTCACCGTGATCAATGAATCGCTGACCGCCGTGAACGCCGCCTTCGTCACCACTGAATCCGGCGACGTCCCTTTGACCTAGACGACTCCGACGATCCGCCCTGGTTGGAGTCGCTTACATGGGCTGCTGTGCGCTGCGGGCATGACCCCGACGTCGTGTCATGGTCATGGCCTTTCCTGCGCCTCCTCCGCTTCATCCACGCCGACCTCCGCCGCAACGGCGTCAAATGCTACTTCACCAACCGCCCCCAAGTCAGCCTGGCCGATCTCAAAGCCAAGTCCGATAACCTGCTATCCGAACTCGACGACTACCTCTAAAACTCATCACTCATAACCCTTAACTCATAACTCCTAACACTCCCCTTTGACTCCCCTCCCACCCTAGATGTCCGTCCAAGTCCAAATCGGTGCCGATGTCACGCAGTTCGACGCCGTCGTCGCCACACTCCCCGACAAAGTCGCGCGTTCGTCGCAGCAGATGACCCGCGCGAACGGCGGCCTCATGCGCAGCCTCGGCGGTGTCTCCATGCAGGTGCAGGACATCGCCGTGCAGCTCCAGATGGGCACGCAGGCATCGACGGTGCTGGCGCAGCAGGGCTCGCAGCTTTTGTCCGCGTTTGGGGCCGGTGGTGCGATTGCCGGTGGTGTCATCGCCATTGGCGGCGCGTTTCTGGCGATGGCGGACAATTCGCGCAAGGCTTTCAATGAAGCCGCACGCGGTCATGATGATCTCATGAGCCGTTTCCAGCGCGGTTTTCTTGGGGGCGCGGGTGATGTGGCGGAGCAGACCGCCATCGTCACTCAGCAGGTCGATAAACTTGCATCGAAGATTCGAGACATTTGGGCAGACAGGTCTGCTGCAGATGTGATCGCCGAAACCTTTGGCGGCCCCAGCTTTGACGACAAAGTCAACCAAATGGCCTACCAGCAGGAGGATTTGGAGGCATTGCAAAAACGCGCCGACAATGAAATCATCGCCCGTGGTGCGCAGGAGTTGCAAATCATCAAGGCACAGATTGCCGGGGAAAAAGAAAAAGCCGCGATTTTGCAGCATCAGCTCAACCTGATGCGCGAAGAGGAAAAAATCAACGCCTCCGCCGCTTCACCTGCGGCAAAAAACGTCATGATGAATTTGGCCCGCGCACGTTCGGATCTGTCTTTCAACCAGCTCAACTTGCAGGGAGCCACCCCCACCGGCCCAAATCTCCTCGGCCGCGTCACCGGCTTTTTTGGCGCGGCGATGACTCAGATGGCCCCGACCATCGACGCGATCTCGAACCGTCTCAAAGAACGCGCCCAGCAGAGCCTCTCCCGCACGCAGGCCTTCGCCGGTGCACTCGGCAACCTGCGCGGCGACATGGACACCAGCACCGGCCGCAGCGCCTTCAATCCGCTCCGTGCCGACGGCAGCAAGCAGCTCTCCGAAATGGCCCGCCAAACCGCCGCCCTCCGCCGCGTCGCCCAAACCGGCGACAAACAAACCAGCCTCCTCCAGTCCATCGACAACACCATCCGCCGCCTTAACCTGATTCCAAAATACTCATAACCCATCACCCCTAACCCATAACCCTTAACTCTTAACCTCTAACTCCCACCCATGCCCGCCACCCACCGCGGCACCGTCGCCACCCTCCAAGCTGAAGCCACGACCTCGATCTCCCGCGAGACCATCTCGCACATCGAGACTGTGACCATGAGGCGCGAGGACGCCCAGGATCGCGGCAATCTGCGCCTGCTCGGCGAGTTCAAGACCGTCAACGACATCACCACAACGCTGTCCAACATCGAGATCCGCTACCTCCCCGGCGAGCTCGCCGAGGTGCAATACACGTATTCGGGCGGCACCGACAACACCCAAGTCAACCCCGGCGACCTCACCGGCGCCGTCGGCATCGGCGGCAGCTCGGAGACCTGGGAGCTGGATGTGAAGCTGCGCACCGTGTCACTGATCCGGCATCCTCGCTACGCCACCGTTTCAGATTCGGACAAGCGAGTGCTCGCCGCCATGATCCAGTTCGGCCTCATCGACAGCGAAGGCAATGAGATCCGCCGATTCCTTTCCAATAGCGGACTGGCGAATCAATGCGCCAACCTGATCGAGCTGGAAGGCATCACCAGCTACGAGGCAGCCTTTTATTCGCTGCGCCGCACGCAGTTCAATTCGTCCGACGTCCCGCTGCCTCGCATCGGCAAAATCAGCGACCCTGGCGCGCCTGCGCCGCCGATCGCTGCCGGTGAAAACTGGCTCGTCATCGGCTACCGCGGGAAATATGCCGGCAACAAATGGACCGAGCTCGTCACCGAGTGGGAAAGCTCCGGCGGCGGTCTCGGCTGGGACAACGGCCTCTACTCCTAGTATCCGTTAACCCCTAACTCATAACCCCTAACTCCTAACCCTTAACCCCCTCCATGTCCCTCTCCTCCCCTCTCCCCCGACCGCGCTCCGGCGAGACCATCGCCGCGGCGCACATCACCGCGCTGTCGGAGGCGATCCGGGACCGCACGCCCATCTCCTCGCCATCCATCCGCGTCGTGCCGCGCACAGGCGGATTCGCACTGGAGACGATCACGAAGGGCGGCGGCATGGGCGGCACCTTTCGCGGGAACTGGTCCCCGAGCGCGGGTGATGACAACACCGTCGTCGTCAGCGGCGGCACCATTTACGACAGCCTCGGCGCGAAAATCGTGCCGGAGGCCACATTGAACGCGCCAAACGACACGCTCTACTACATCTATCTCCAGGTGAACTTTACCGCGAACACCGTGGACGGCTACGTCGTCGGCGGCAGCATCAGCAGCGGGGTGATCAACATCAACACCACCGGCTGCCCCGTGAACACGAACACCGCCGCCTACATCCTCCTCGCCACCTGGAATGGCGACGGCGGCGGCCTCGAAGAACGTTACGCATGGTTTCCGTTTAGCTTTCAGTTCAACCAAAAAGACGCCACCCCGGGCGATGTCGCTGCTAATTTCTGGATCTCGTAAGCCATGACCGTCCCTCCTCCGGTCAACTATCGCGACGTCACGGTGATCCCGCCGCCGGAGCAGACGAACGGAGCCTTGCAACAAATCGCGCCGTATTATCGCGCAGGCGTGTTGGAGGATGCCGCGGGAGACGTCGGTGATGGCGTGACGATCGGCCTTGTGCCGGAAAAGGGCGAGCCTACGGCCGATCTCCCCGGCGGCACCGCCATCACCGGCCCGAACACCTTCGACATCTATCTCAAAGTCGTGCCCGTGCCGGTGCGCATCATCGCCACGTTTGACGACGGACTCGGCGGCACCCCTTACGATGAAGACTACCAGATGGGCCCCAGCACCATGCATCTGGCCATCGACGTCGCGGTCGATGAAGTGCTCCGCGGCATCGCCGCCGAGCGGCTCTTCTGGCCTTATTGACACGCGCTCCCCCGCGTGGAATACGACGTTTATGTCAACACGACCATGAAGGTCGCTCTCGCCTCCGCCACCGGCGTCGCCGTGCCGGTCATCACGCCGCGCCTCCAGACGCATCTGCGCCTGCGCGTTTACTTCTTCGCCCCCGGCGATGATCCCGCGCTCCTGAGCGGCTCGCCGACTTTCCGCGTCGCGCTAAAGGACAAATACGAGCCCAGCGGCTCCGTCCTCGCCCTCCTCTCCACCGCCACCGCCACCGGCGCGGACTACTATGAGTTTGAATGGGCCAGCGTGGACTCCACCGCCCTGCGCACGCTGCTCGATGACAACGACAGCGTCGAGGCCGCTCTGGAGCTCGAGTGGACGATCAGCGCCACCGTCGAACGCGTCACCATCCCCGTCACTATTGAAAACGCCTGGCTGCGCACCGCCGACGCCGCGCCCGACTTTCAACCCTTCGCCGCCTCCATCACCGCCAGCGGCTACCTCCGCCTCGTGAACACCTCCGGCACCGTTTTCCACATCGGCCTCAACACCGGAGAACCTCCCGCATAAGTCTCTCCCAGTCTCATTGTCTGATTGTCCCATTGTCTCCCAATGATCCGACATCTCCTTCCCCTCCTCCTTCTTTCCACCTTCGCCGCCGCCCAAACCGTCGGCCAATACGAAATCCGCAAACGCGGCGCGTCCGGCTTCACCAGCTACGGCGTCACGCTGAGCAACGGTCAAGTTATCGGCCAGACCGCCGGAATCCCCGCCGCCATCACGCCCTTCGGCGGGGCGTTCTCTGATCTGAGCGGCAAGCCAACCACCCTCAGCGGCTACGGCATCACGGACGGCCTCACCACCACCAGCAACCTCTCCGACCTCACCAATGCAGGCACCGCGCGGACCAACCTCGGACTCGGCGCCGCCGCCACGCTGGCGACCAGCACCGGCGGCAATTACACAACCGATGGCGGCAAGGTGATGATCTTTGGCAGCTTTGGCGAGGCCGACATCTCGCGTGCTCTCACCATCCACCGCATCAACAGCGGCGGCTGGCTGCCCGGCGTGTTGCAGCTCGAATCCGAGGACAACGTGCAAGCCGTCATTTCGCCGAGCGATGGCATGGGCTCCTTTCAAACCTTCACGCTGCCCACCGTCGGCGGCACCCTGATCGGCACCGGCAACCTCACCGCCATCACCGCCACCGGCACCATCACCAGCGGCACCTGGCAGGGCTCGATCATCGCCCCCGCCTACCTCGGCACCGGCACCAGCATCAGCACAAAATACCTTCGCGGCGACGGCACCTGGCAGACCGTCAGCGGCGGTCTCGCCGATGGCGATTACGGCGACATCACCGTCAGCGGCAGCGGTGCCACATGGACGATTGATAACGGCGCAGTCAGCAACGCCAAACTGGCCAACAGCAGCATCACCATCAACGGCTCTGCCATCAGCCTCGGCGGCAGCGTCACAACGGCGACTTTGGGGTCGAACACGTTTACCAATCTTCAAACCATCACGCAGGCCAATGCGAACACGGGCATCCTCGCATCCACCGGCTACTCGCTCACGGGCAGCAACGAAACAAGCATGATTGACCTCGCGGGCACACTCAACACGACAGGTTCGCCAGCGGTCATTAAACTCAACGTCACGAACACTGCGAGCGGAGCGAGCTCGCGGCTTTTATTGCTGCAAGTCGGCGGCGTCGATAGGTTCCACGTTACTCCTGCTGGAGTCGTCACAATTCGGCATTCAAGCTCGGTCAATGATTTTTTGACGTTAGGAGGAACTGCTTCGGCTGTAATCCAGTATAGCTCATACGTGCTTGGGCAGCATTACGCCTTGATTGGTGATTCAAACGGCAGCGGTGGCCCGACGCATTTTAAACTGGGTGCGCAAGGCATCATCACCTTTCAAAGCACAAACCGATCTGACACTGGAACTCAGGATCTCATTGTCGGCCGTGATGCCGCTGCAACTTTGCAAGTCGGACAAGACGCGAACGCCGACGCCACCGACCAGACCTTCAAGTCCGCCGACGGCATCACCGGCACCGACCGCAGCGGTGCTGACCTCACCCTCGCCAGCGGTCGCGGCACCGGCGCTGGCGCGGCCTCTGCGCTCATTTTCTCGACGCCTTCCGCTCTCTCCACCGGCACGACCGCGCAGTCTCTAACCGAACGTGCACGCATCACCTCGGCAGGGCTGACCATCGGCAGCAGCGGCGGCAGCGCCATTTCTCGCGTCATCACCGCCACCGCTACGCTCGACTTTGGCAGCATCGCCGCGCAATCCAGTGCCGATCTCACCATCACCGTCACCGGCGCGGCTGCTGGCGAAGCCGTCATGATGGGCCTGCCTGCCACCGCTTCCGCCGGCGTCGTCTTCAACGCCATCGTCACCAGCGCCAACACCGTCACCATCCGCGCCACCAACACCACCGCCGCCCCCATCGACCCCGCCTCCGCCACCTACCGCGCCACCGTGATCCAACACTAACTGTTCACCCATAACTCATCACTCATAACCCTTCACATGAAATTCCTCCTCGCCCTCCTCGCCCTCTTCACCCTCGCCATCACCGCACTCCACGCCGCCGACGTAGTCACCATCACCAGCGCGACCAGCGTCCTCGTGAACGGCGTGGACTACGGCAAACCCGCCGACGCCATCGCCAACAACAAACAGCTCGCGCCCGCCATCCAGCTCGCCCTGGAAAAATGGGCCGCCGACATCACCGCCGACAAAGCCACCGCCGAGGCCGAGCGCAACGCGCTCAAGGCCCGCATCTCCACCGTCCTCAACACCATGCTCACCGAAGAACTCAAAACCGGCGACGGCCCCAAAGCCGAACTCCTCCGCAAACTCATCGCCGAATCCCAAAAATCCGACGCCGACCTCAAACGCGAAGCCCTCGCCGCCGAGATCTCCGCCAAACAAGCCGAACTCCAAAAGCTCACCGGCCCTTAACTCATCACTCCTAACACTTAACCCATAACCCATCACCTCCCCCCATGCTCCACGACCACGACATGCCTCTCCAGCTCGCGCTCTGCATTGCCGGGGCTTTCGTGAGCGCCGTCGGCACCTGCGCCACCGCCATCATCGGGGCCATCCATGACCTCGCCGTCATCGAGCCCGACGAGCTCGCCATTCAGCCGCTGCACGTCGTGCTCATCGGCTTCATCATCGCCCTCGCCACGTTCATCGTCCTCATCCTCCGCGCCGTCTGGTGCCGCGGCATCGACACCGTGAACCGCTTCAGCGACGCCCAGGAGCGCCTCACCGCGAAGATGGAGGAACTCTGCCAGCTCCAAACCCGACGAGTGGAAAAGCTTGAAGAAATCAGCCTCTCCGCACTGCGAGACGCCACGCAGGGGAAATGACCCAGCAAGCGGCGATTGACTCGCCTCGCAAGGCATGAGCCGCGAAGCCTGCTTCCTCTCCGAATTCCGCGTCGCCGACATCAGCGACGGCCGCGAGATCAACAAGCTCGAACTCCTGGAGCCGTTCCAGGTTTACAGCGCCCATCTCGACAGCATCATCACCGTGCCGAGTGGCTTCAAATTCGACGGCGAGTCCATCCCGCTCGCCCTCCAATGGCTCGTCCCGCCGTTTGGTCAAAGCAAACGCGGCGCATGCGTCCACGACTACCTCTACCGCAACCACGGCTTTCACACCCTCACCGGCGTCCGCATCCCCGTCTCCCGAGCCGATGCCGACGCCGTGTATCACGAGCTGATCCTCGCTAAAGGCCTCCCCAAATGGCGCGCCACGGTGCGCTATTACACACTCCGCGCCGTCGGCTTCATCGCCTGGAACAACTCCCCCGCCAAAAAACAAGGCTTCGCATGAAACGCATTCATTCCTCATTCCTCATTGATACGCTGCGCTCACCCCTGCGGGGCAGCCGTTGGCTGTCTGTCTCGCTTTGCTCGGCTCTGGTTTCGTCATTCCTGGCCTCCTGCTCCAACCACATCGCCGGTCTCTCCCGCAACGACCGCCTCACCCTCTACGCCACCGCCGCCACCCTCACCGGACACCCCGAGCTCGCCGCCGCCGCCCAAGCCCTCCGCCGCCCCACCACCAGCGCCAAACAACCCCAACGCATCCTCCCTTAACCCCTAACTCCTACCCCTTAACTCATAACCACTAACCCCTAACCTTCCCCCGCCCCCCATGAACCCCAAAGACATCCGCGCCCTCCAAGAGCGCATCGGCGCCGAGCCCGACGGTTTCTGGGGCCCCGCCAGCATCGCCGCCTGCCAGCGCCACCTGCGCAGCCTCATGCCAGCGAAAAACCCGTGGCCCAAATCCGATCAAGCCAGCCTCACCAAGTTCTACGGTGCCGCCGGTGACGAATCGAAACTCGTCCCCATCGCCGTTGCCGACCTCGGCCTCAAATACGACGGCAAGCCTGTGAGGATCATCCGCTGCCACGGCAAAGTCGGCGCCAGCCTCCGCCGCGTGCTCGAAGAAATCGCCAGCGGCCCCTCCCGGTCCGTCCTCGCTCAATACGCTGGCTGCTACAACAATCGTCCCATGCGCGGCGGCAGCCTGCCCAGCCTCCACGCCCGCGGTGCCGCCGTCGATCTCGACCCCGACACCAACGGCAACCACATCGCCTGGCCCGTCGCCGCCACCATGCCGATCGAAGTCATGGAAGCCTTCAGCCGCGAAGGCTGGCTCTCCGCCGGTGCCTTCTGGGGCCGCGATGCCATGCATTTCCAAGCCACTCAGTAATCGAACACGCCGTCACTCAAAAGCCACCTCTGCGCCGAGTCCGTTGAAAAACAAGCCACCAACTAGTCTTCGATTCTCGTAGGGGTCGCCACTCTCACTAGAGAGTGGAGAGGGGAGAAGAGGGCGGGAGAGGACTCTAAAGGACGCGAAAAGACGGTTTAGGCGTCACGCGACGTAACTTTTAGAGCTTGACCTTTGCAAACTGTGTGGGTCTCATAGACTCATGAAAAATCAGCATGGGGTCACAATGCGCAAACGACGCAATAGGAGCGGTTCCATTTCCTGGCAGATTGATTATGGTGTCGTCGATGGGAAAAGGATCCGGCAAAGTTTCGCGACGTTGGAGGAAGCTCGCAAAGCAAACCTTGGATTGTTTAAAAGTCGCAATGCTGGATTGGTCGAGATTGATCGAGAAAAACAGCGACTGCGTGCGCTGGTGGCTGAGCAAAGCAAAAAACTAGGCGAGCTTGAGCGTGAAATTGTGCGGATGCGTGCTTATCGAGCAGGTGCTGTTTGCCCCAGTGAGTTGCGTGACCATCCGCATGTTTTTGAACTGCCACACGCAACGTCAGGAGTGTATTTTTTGTGCGATGAAGTCAGCAGGATTCTTTACGTGGGAATGTCGCAGGATATTCCAGCTAGGGTGGCTCGGCACCGGCAGCGCGGTGTGATTCCGTTCTCCGTCGTTTTTGTCATTCCGTATGCCCCACATGAATGCTTTGAGATGGAGTCTTGGTGGATCAAAAAACTGCAACCTCCTCATAATGGAGAAGCGCCAATTCAATTTCAAACGGGGCATTGCAGGCCATGATCATTCGCGAGCGAAGCTATGGCAGCGGCAGGGTGAGTTTTCAGCTTGACTATGGGCAGGTGGACGGGCGCCGAAAGGTGGTGACGTTTTCAACGAGGCAAGAGGCCGATCAGGCGTTGAGGGCGGCAGGTGAAAGTAAAAAACAGCTTGGCATGCTGGGATTGACGGCGTCGCCGTTGGAGATGGCGGAGTTTTTGGCGGTGAGGGAACGGCTGCGGAGTTGTGGGGCTTCGATCCTGGAGGCGGTGGAATTTTTCATGGAGCATGGCTTGAAGGTGCGGCATCCGAAGTTGATGACTGCGCTGGTGGAGGATTTTATCTGGTCGCGCATCGAGCTCGGAAGGGATGTCCGCACGATTCAGACCTATCGGCATGTGCTGCGGGCTTTGGCGCGGGCGTTTCCGCTGCGGCATGCGCACGAAATGACGCGCGAGGATCTAAAGGCGTGGCGGCGGTCGCAGGGGTGGAGCCCGGCGACGCAGAACAAGGCGATGGGTCATGTGCGCGGTTTGTTCAAATGGGCGATCGCGGAGAAGCATGCGGGCCTTGATCCGTGTGAAGGATTGGAGGAGGTGACGGTGTCGCCAGCGGAGGTGGAGGTGTTGTCGCTGCGGTCGTGTGAGGCGCTTTTGATGACGGGGCTCAAGGTCCCAAGGTTCATGCCGTTTCTGGTGCTGGGGCTGTTTCGTGGCATGCGGCGTTCTGAGCTGGAGCGGTTGCGATGGGAGGAGATCAATCTGGAGAGTGGATCGGTGATCGCGAGCGCGGCAAAGGTGAAGACGCGGCGGCGGCGTGTGATGGAACTGACGCCGCAGATGCGGGCATGGATCTCGGCGGCCGGGTGGACGGAGGAGATGATGCAGACGGGGCCGGTGGCTCCGAGCAATCTGAAGGTGCTCTGGCCGAAGTTTTGGCGGCAGGCGGGCTTGCCACGCTGGCCGCACAACGGGCTGCGTCACACGTTTGCCTCGATGCACTACGCGATGCACCAGGACGAGGCCGCACTGCAGGCGATCTTGGGGCAACGGTCGGCGGATGTGCTGCATACGAATTATCGGGCGCTGAAGACGCGGGGTGAGGCGGAGAGGTTTTTTGCGCTGATGCCGACGGTGGGAGTGAGTTAGAGGTTAAGAGTTAGTGGTTAGGGAGTGATGCGTTGACTGTTCTTGGTTCTTGGTTCTTGGTTGGAGGTATGATTGACCTTACTTCGACTGTGCCGGGTTTGATTGTGCTGGTGGTGATGCTGGCGATCATTATTGCAACGATCTTGATGCCGCTCTACGTGATCCACATGAGCGGGCAGGTGGACAGGATGCGCAAGACGCTGGACCGGCTGCTGTGGCAGGCGGAGCAGCAGGCGAAACGTGAGGAGGAGCGCGATGCGCGAAAGTATTGAAGACATAAAAAAGGCCGCTCAATGAGCGGCCTTTTTTGTTGAGGGTGTGGTGTGGTTTAGTCGCCGTTGCGATCGGTGCCATACTCGCGCGGCTTTTCGTCCAGCGCAGCGGTGGTGGTGTCGGGGTAGAGGATGCGTGTGAGCAGGCGCACAAGGTAGTTGGAGACGCTGCGCTGATCCTGGCGCGCGGCCTCGGCGAGCTGGACTTTGAGAGACTTCGGCAGGCTGACGGTGAGAAGGTCGTTCTCAGGCCGTCGCTGGCGTTTGGGGGTGCTGGTTGATTTGGTTTTCATGATGGCAGCTTAGACATGAACGCCAGCCTCCGCCGTTAAGAAAAAAAATTTAGTTTTTTCTTGCGTTAACACATACATTGTTGTATTTCGTCATACGATTCAATGCGAAACACGATGCCGCGACACACTGCACCACGAGCGAGGGCTGTCTCTGACAGCGATGAAATGACGATGTTGACCTTCCGCTGCCCGGCCGGGCTGCAACGCGCCGCGCGCCGTGCGGCGCAGCGTGACGGGCGGACGCTGAGCAACTGGCTGCGGCTGCAACTGGAGCGGCATTTGAAGAGCGCGTGAACCTGAACCCTGACGACACCCGATTATGAAACCGACCCGAGCCGCAAATTACCTGCTGATGTTCGACTTGTTTTTGTCCGGCGCGACGCGCGCGGCGTCGCTGATGCATCAATGCCCCGACAGCCGCGAGGCATTCGGCCATCTGCGGGCGATGCGCGCGACGAATGCTAAGGCCTGCCTGCGCGAGTGGCGGCACATGCGCTCGCTAGGCGCGTGATTTTCCCTCCCGGCGGGCAGCCGGGGTCGAGGCACCAGGCGCGGACACAGCGACCGGATGACACGCGGGACGAGAACCCGCGAGGCGGGCGAGCACCAGACGCAGCTACCACCCGGCGGGGAAGCGACGGGACTTTTTCAGACAGGGAGACAACCAGACAACCAGACAACCAGACAACCAGACAACCAGACAAGGAGACACTTATGAAAACAAGAGTTGAAAAAATTGGGCCGGAGCAGGCGAAGTTTTATCTGAAAAAAAACACCCATAATCGCCCACTGTCGCGATTTCAGGTGACTAAGTATGCCACGATTATGGAGCAGGGGCGGTGGCAGCTTAACGGCGAGCCTATTATCATCGCGGATGATGGCACTCTCTTGGATGGACAGCACCGGCTTTCAGCCATTGTTTTGGCGGGAGTGAATGTGGAGTGTCTTGTTGTCGAGGGCCTTTCGCGCGAAGTGTTTGCAACATTGGGAACCGGCGCAAAGCGCAATGCAGGAGATGTCGCCGCGATGTTGGGATGTAAGAATGCGACCTGGGTGGGAGCGGCTTTGGGTTGCCTTCATCGTTTGGAAAGCGGACTGATCGACTGCCAGGTTTCTATTCCCAATGACAAAGTTGAGGAGCTTATTCAGCGGTATCCTGAAGTGACGCAGGTGGTTTCGGATGCTGGTGCATCGGCAATTAAGAAGATACTTTCCATCGGTGTTTTCGCAGGTTTTTACATTTGGCTTTCGCGACGTTTTCCAGCGCAGGCATCTGATTTTTTTGAACAGCTCAAATCTGGAGTTGGCCTGATCGCTGGTAGTCCTGTATTGCTGCTGCGCGAGCGGCTAGTCGCTGACAGGAATAGCAAGGCCAGACTCCCACAACGTGAGATCGTGGCGCTTTTGATCAAGGCATGGAATGCCCACCTGACCGGGAAGTGGCCGAAGATTTTAAAGTATGCAGCGCTCCAAGAAACCTTCCCGGTAATTCGCGACGGAGTGGGCGTGGCTCGAAACGAGTCGGTTCCGATCCGCAAGCTGGCGGCTTGATGACAATACCACCCGGCGGGGAAGCGACGGGACTTTTTCAGGTAGGGAGACAACCAGACAACCAACAGGAGACACAGTATGATGACGGATTACTTGCATGATCTTTACTCGGCGGAGGCCGGGTTTAACCACGTGGCACCGCCGGGGACACCGGTGATGCTGCTGCCGACGGAGGGCACGACGGAGGGCACGATCCGCACGCGGACGGCGGGCGCGGCCTTTATTGAAGGACGCTCGGTGATGGTGCTGACGGAGGCCTCGGCGCTGCCGGTGAATATCAATCGGGTCAAGGTGGAAGGAGGTCGCGCATGAAGGCGAGAGAGTCGTTTTTTTCACAGCCGATGACGAGGTATCGGCGGACGCAGCGGTTTGGGGATTACCTGATGCTGCTGTGCGTTTGGCTGGGTGCGTGCTGGCTGGGATGGGTGATTTGCACGGCCATCCTGGCGAAACGGGTGATGGAGGTGGAGAGTGGAGTGTTCATCGGACAATCAGACAATCAGACCATGAGACAAGGGGAGGTGAAGCCATGAGTGTGCAGCGTGGTGATGGGTTAGGGGTTAAGGGTGATGGGCTGACGGTGCTGCCGGTGGGTGCGCTGAGCGGGCGGCATCATGAGCTGCCGAGGGCGAATGCGGAGCGCATGACAGGTGCCCAGGCGGCGGAAATGATGACGATGAACGATTCGGAGTGGATTCTGGCGGCGGCGATGCTGGACTCGCTGACGGATGATCTGGCGATCACGCACGCGGCGAAGTGGTGGACGCTGAATCCGGATGAGATGCAGGGGAAGTGCGGGGAGGCGGATCTGCTGCTGAAGGAGCTGCACAGCGATGGCATCGCGATGCTGATGGACATGGTGGCGGCGGCGACGGCGGGTCGTGTGCAGATGCGGCTGGGCTGGCTGCTGCGGGTCGCGAAGGCGAAGGCGAGGCATCGCAGTCTGATCTCGGCGCTGAGCTTTGAGAGTGTGAGGCATCGCATCCGGCTCGTGGAGACGGGGCTGCAAGCGCGGATCAAGGTGGACTCGGACGCGGTGTCGGGATCGCCGAGGTATCAGCGGGAGCGGTTTCGCGCACGCAAGCAGGCGGGGCTGTGCCGTGAGTGCTCCAGCCAGGTGGAGCCGGGGCATTCCCGCTGTCCGGAGTGCCGCAGGATTCACCGGCTGAGCGAGGAGAAGCGCAAGGAGCAACGGCGGAAGCTGCCGGCGGGTGCGATCTCGCTGCGCGAGTGGATGCTGCGCATGGCGGACAAGCTGCACCTGACCATCAAGGGCGTGCAAAGCCGCATGACGCGGGGCGCGATCGTGACGCCGCCGGTGGTGTATCGGAATCACACGCGGGTGTATGTGATGCCGCTGGAGGGTGGGGCAGGACAGGGAGACAATCAGACCATCAGACAAGGAGAAAGGAGGGCGGCGTGATGAGTGCGGAAGTTTTGCGTGACACGCTGGAGGCATCCCAGGTGATGGAGATGCTGGGGCGGGTGCTTGATGAGCTGCGGGAGATCAAGTCGCGAGTTGGCGGGGCGGATGCAAATGTCCGCGGTCGTGATGAGACGGTGCCGCTGACGGCGAAGGAGCTGTGCGAGCGGTGGGGCATCGAGTCGGCGGACGCGGATCTGCGGCTGTTTTATCTGGCGCGCAAGTGTCGTGCCTGGGGACTGCGGCCGCTCAAGGGCACGCGGGGCTGGAAGGCGGTGTATTCGCGGGCGGATGTGCTGCACGCCGAAAGCTACGCTGCGGGAAAAATCAACCGGAGGAGGAATGCGTGATGAGTGCGAATGAAATGCCACGAGCGGAGATTTTGAAACCGGCGAAGCATGGCTTCGTCATCGACCTGCATGACGGGCTGCGGCGTGTTCACATGCGGGTGTTTGAGTTTGAGCAGCAGACGGTCGCGCCGGGTGTCGAGTGTGACATGCCGGTGCTCATTGACGAGGGGCATGTGATTGCAAGGCTGAGGCAGGGGATGGAGGCGATGAGGGAGCGCCGCTTTACGGCGAATGACGAAGGACGAATGATGAAGGACGAAGGGTGTATTCCGTATGTGCCGGAGTATGAGCAGAAGTTGTGCGCGGAGCGGCAGCAGCGGGCCTGGGAGCGCATGGGGCTTTCGGTTGGATCATTGGACAATGAGAAGGCCGGACAAGGAGAAGGGGGTGCGGCGTGAATGCGATCTGGAACACGGCCCCGGCGACGTGCGCGGTGCGCGATTATCCCGCGCAGACGTTGCAGCAGGCCCGGCAGAAGATGGATCAATGGTCGGAGCAGGTGCGGCTGATTGAGGATCTGCTGGGGCGCGAGGATGTCTCGGCGACGGACAAGATGACGTTGTCGCTGGAAAAGGCGTCGGCGAACTGCTGCCTGATGGCATGTGCGAACATCATTACGGCCTGCGAGGAGCGGATGCGGGAGCAGGCGCGGCGGATGGAGGAGAAATGGGGGTGGCTGCTATGAGCGACAACTTGCACATCGAGCGCGTGGCGGCGGAGCAGGGGGCGCGGGGCCTGAACTGCGGCGGACGCAGCGATGCGATGCGGCTGCTGGCGGCGGTGCTGAGTGAGTCCGTGATCGGTGCCGGATGCCTGGAGGACATGGGAAAGCGGGCCTCGCTGCTGGCGTGGCGGCTGGTGCCGTCGTCTCCGCTGGTGCCGGACTGGGTGACGATCACGCCATGGACGTATGATCTGAGCGTGGCGCAGGATTGTGATGAGGGGACGCGGCAGCAGGTCGTCGAGCTGCTGACGGACAACGGCCGCGTGGCGCACTCGGCACGGCTGCTCGGCCGGCGGGTGTCGCTGCTGGCGTATGCGTTTCGGCCGCAGTGTGATCCGGCGATTGAAGATGTGCTGCCATCGCTGGCAAGGCTGGGCGAGCTTTGGCAACTCAAAGCAAGCAACCAGCGCAGCGCGCCGAGCGCGGCGCTGAAGGCGCTGATGGACGACATGATCGTCCGTGCGAGCGCGCGGATGCATCGCGGAGGCGCGGCGTTCACGCCGTGGTTCAGCAAATCACGCGAGGCGTCGGCGGTCTTCGCCGAGGCGCAGGAAGGGAACACGAACCGCGGCGGGCAGCATCGCCGGAATCTGAGAAAGGAAACAAGCGAAACACTATGAGCCAAAAATACATCAAATGGGGCGATCTCACGAAGGTCGTGGAATGGGACAAGAATCCGCGGCGTGATGCGCTGGCGTCCACCGAGGAGCTGCAAGAGTCGCTGCGGCGGGTGGGGCTGCAAGATGCGATTCACGTCTGGCAGCGGGGCGCGAACGCGAAGGAGCTGCTGCTTTTGAAAGGGCATCGCCGAGTGAATGCGATGCGTGTGCTCGGGTGGAAGGGATGCGCGATGGTGGTCCATGATTTCGCCGATGAGCAGCAGGCGTTTTTGTTTCTCCTGCAAGACCACGGGCACACGGTGTCGCTCAATATCGACGAGCGCATTTTGGCGGCCGAGAACGGCAGCGCGCTCGGCATCGAGCTGGGGAAGCTGGCGGATGCGCTGGGGGTCAGTCATGAGCGCGTGCAGCTCTGGCTCGATCTGGCGGGCAATCTGCCTGAGTCGGCCCGCGAGGCGATGGCGAGCGGTGTGCTGGGCATGAACACGGCCGAGATGGTGCTGCGTGTGGCGCGTGATGTGGGCGAGGATGCGGCCGCCGCGGCGGTGCAGATGGTGCTGCACGATCCTGTGAGCGGCGAGCCGATGAGCGGTGCGATGGCGCGCGCGGCGATCGAGGCAAAGTATCTTCAGCCGAAGCGGTGGCATGCGGAGTGGATCGAGCGCATGGGCGCGATGGCGAAGACGCATCCGGTGTCGGCGGGTTATGTGTTCGAGCCGTTTGAAAAGCGCGGGCACTTCTGCCAAGGCGAGTCGGGCCAGCCGTGGCGGGCCTATGAATACGCGGATGGATTCATGCCTGGCGATGCGAAGGGTCGCCGCTGGGGCGAGGTTGCTTGTGAGCTGGGCGTGGCGGTGCATGTGGTCGCCGCGCCTAGATGCGTGGATGGCTGCGTTATGCTGGTAGAGCGCGAGCTCATCGAGACCGGGCTGGACATGGCGCGGGATGGCGCGGGTGGCAGTGGCAAGGCAGCGCGGCGCACCGAGCCGAAGCCGGATGCGCGCGGCTGGTGGCGGGCGAGCGAGACGCTGCCGGATGATCAGATCACCGTGCTGGTGTGGGGCGGTGATGAGGTGCTGCTCGGCTATCATGAGGGCGAGGACTGGTGGGACTCGTCACACGCGGCCCGACATCCGATCGACGTGACGCATTGGCAGGATGTGCCGGCGGAGCCGGTGGGGGTGTGACGACCGAAGCCCAGACACGGGCGAGAAAAAGCTATGAATGCAACCACGACTCCAACGCCCGTCGTCTGCGGCGCTCTTGTTCGGCCTCTTCGAGCCAAGGTGATCGCCGCATATTTCAGCGCGTTACCAGCCATTGATCGCCTCCGCGAGATGCTGCGGCATTGCTGCGCGACGGACATTCTCAATGCGGGCGGAAATGTGCGCGATGTGCAAAGCCTGCTCGGGCAGGCGTCATTGGAGACAACGATGATCTATGTGCATGGCGACGGCGAGCGTGTGCGGAGTCCGCTCGATGCGATGACGGTGCCGATAAATGTGATTCCCTTTCAGCAAGCGGCATGAGCGACTGGCGCGACATCAAGGACGAGATCCGCGCGCGGCTGGAGCTGCGGCGGGTGATCGAGCACCTGAATCTGGGGCCGCTGCGGAAAGGATCGCGCGGCGGGTGGGTGATGGCGTGTCCGTTTCACGCGGAGAAATCGCCGTCGTTTGCGGTCGATGGCAAGGGGCATGAGGGGCACGGGCACTGCTTTGGGTGCGGGTGGTCGGGCGATGTGTTTGCGTTTTGGCAGGCGCAGCGCGGCGTCGATTTCAAGGCGGCGGTGAATGATTTGGCGATGATCGCAGGTGTGCGGCTGCCGAGTGATGTGAACTGGACGATGCCCGCACGACCTGCGCCTCCAAAGGCGGAAAAGCGGCTTGTTGAGACTGAGGAGCGTCCGCGGCTGCCGCCACTCCGTCACCTGCGCGAAGATGAATGCGCCGAGCTGGCGGCGTCGCGAGGACTGCGAACTGCGGCGGTGTGGCTGGCGGCGCGGACCTACAAACGCGCGGCCTTCAGTATGTGGCCGATGCATGAGGATCATGGTGGCACCTGGAGCGAGCGCCGCAGTGGTGCGTGGCCGAGCTGGTGCGCGACGGACGACACGCGCAACTGCGCTGAGTTTCGGCGCATCGACAATGGCAAGTATCCACGCAAGGACGGCGGTGAGATCAAGACCTGGAGCACGAGCGGCAAGAAGTGGCCGGTGGGGGCAGCGTCGCTCGACGGGCGCAAGGCGGTGATGCTGGTGGAGGGAGGGCCGGATATGCTCGCCGCGTATGATCTGCTCGATCAGCATGGCATGGTCGAACGTGTCGCGGTGGTGTGCATGCTCGGCGCGGGCAATCGCATGCGGGACGATGCGCTGCCGTATTTTCAAGGCTGCCGCGTGCGCATCATGGTGCACGCGGACCCGCTCAAAGACCAGAACGAGCCGATCAACGGGCATCTACAGCCGCGCAAAATCCCAGGCATGGAGGCGGCGCTGCGATGGCAGGAGCAACTGCGCGAGGCTGGCGCGGCGGTGGAGACGTTTCACATCGGCGCGATTTATGAGCCGGAGCATCTGGCCGAATGGTATGATCGGAAACGCAACGCGGCGGACGTGGGTATCCTGCATTCGGGGCTGTGCGATGCTGACGGCGTGCCGCTCAAAGACGTAAACGACGTTGTGAAGGCGGGCGCGGTGCTCGTGCATGACGACGCGATGAGCGAGGCGGCGCGGTGCTGGGACTTTTGACGGCGGGCGATCATTGCAACCAATCAACTGAGATTTTTGAAAAAAAATGGGCACAACCAAAAAGGGCAACGAGGGCAACCCGCGCCGCGGCAAAATGGCGGCGGGCGCGGATGGCAAGGCGCAGTTTGAAAGCGGTGCTAGCGCGGCGGCCCCGAAATATTTCGACGCGGATAAGGTCTGCGAGGAGCTGGCGCTGTGGTGGTATCCCGAGCGCGGCGATGCCTTCATGCGGCGCGGACCGAACGGGCAATGGGCGCAGTGGACAAAAGACGCGGTGGTCGATGCGATGCGTGCGCTGCCGGATCGCATGATCGCCATCAAGGCCCGCGAGAATGAGATGCTGAGCGAGTCGAAGCAGGTGCTGCTGCATGCGCGGAATGTGCGCGTGCTCGACGCGGTTTATCCGTCGCTGCCTGGCTACGTCGAGGGGCTGCATGTGCTGGACTCGAAGGAGCGCGTCGTGGTAAAGCACTCGCCGCAATTGGTCCAGGCCAAAGAGGGCGAGTGGCCGCACATTCGCCAGCTCATCGAAGGCATGATGGACCGGCGGCCCGAGGGCGGGATTGATCAGTCGCCGTATTTTTACTCGTGGTGCAAGGTCGCAGCGGAGGCGATCCGCAACGGCTCGCCGGGGCATTGGCGAGCAGGGCATGCGCTGATCCTGACCGGGCCTGCGGGCTGTGGAAAGAACCGCATACAGGAGAACATCATCACGCCGCTGCTCGGTGGCTATGGGCGATTCGCGGACCCGGCGAAGTTTCTTTTTGAGAGTGATGAGTTCAACGGCGACGTGTTTGCGGCGGAGCACCTGATGCTGTCGGAGATCCCGATGCCGTCGCAGAAGACGGTGGACCGCGTCGCTTTGGCGGAGAAGATCAAGCAGGTGGTCGCGAACCCGGCGCAGCGCATGCGCTTGATGCGCACCGAGCCCTGCACGGTGTCGCCGTTTTGGAGGCTGACCATTTCGGTGAATGACGACAAGGACAAGTTGCGATCGCTGCCGATGATCACGGGGGATTTTGGCGACAAGGTGATCATTTTGCACTGCCGCCGCGTGCCGCTGCCGCTGCTGGAGGAAGACACCGAGGAGACGTGGAAACTTTTCCGCGAAACGATGGAGGATGAGCTGCCTTGCTTCCTTTATTGGCTGATCAACGAGTGGCAGATCCCCGACGCGCTAAAGCATTACCCCGACGGGCGCAGCGCGACGAGGTTCGGCTTTCGTGAGTATCACGCACCCTGCATCAAGGAGTCGCTTTATGAGGAGACGCCGCAGGCCGAGCTGATGCGGCTGATCGACATGGCGCGATTCACAAGCAAGGATGCGTGGTCGCCGGATGTCGAGGGCGGCGAAGACGGCGCGCAACTGTGGGATATGATCGGCGACCGCGAGCCGCTCGATTCGCGTGGTAACCGCATGCGCGTCTGGTGGGGCAGGGCGGAGACGCTGCAGATGTGGCTCACGAACGAGGGGCCGTATCGGTGCAGCGTGGCGACCATGGCCAAGGCGCTTTTCCACAAAAACCGAGCCAGTGTGCTACTCGCGAGACTCCACCAGGACGAGGCATTCGCCGAGATTCGGCTCTCTAAGGTTGACGCCGACACAAGGGCGTGGAAGGGGTGGCGCATTGCTCCACCAAGTGAGTGAGGAGTCCCGCAACAAGGGCGGTGGACGGAAAAGCGGCTTGTTACGGTGTGTTTCGGCGGCTTTCAAGTCACGCCGTCACGCTGAAAGTATTGAATCACAAGGCATCCGGCATGTTGTGACGGCGTGACGCAGCAAAAATGGGATTAGTGTTTAACAAGCCGCATTTCCTGCTTATTGTTAAGCATTTGATTAAAGGTAAAAAATCAGGAGTAACGCCGTCACACTGGCGTGGGAGGCTTGATTTATAAGGCGGGCGGCGTGACGCCCGCTGGTGTGGCCCTACGTCGCCGACGGTCACAAGGAATCTTTTATCCGTCCGCCTCCCCGCAGGTTTATCGTCTATCGGCATTTGTGCGTGATGGGTGTGGGGGATGGTATGGAAGTCGGGGCGCGTAGTGGCTTCCGTTTGACTTCCACGCTTCCGCGATGGCTGGAATGTCGCGAAAGGAAGCGGAAGTGGCGATGCTTCGGGCTTGTGCGGAAGCGCACAATGTCTCGGATCGGTCGGTGCGCACTTGGCGGTCGAGTAATCCACCTGATCCTCGGTGGCTGATGTGGCGAAGGGAGTGGGGGAAAAAGCACGGATTCCCGTCGCTTGCGCCGGAGCAGACGGACGTTGCGGGTCCTGCGTGGCTTGATGACCCGGAAGTTCAGCCGCCGGAGCACGTCGTCGATGACGGGCTTGGCGAAGGCATTGAGGCCGAGATCCTGCGGGCGAAGGCGGAATGCAAGCGCCTTGCCATTCGGTGCGGCTGGCTGGAGAAAAAGGGTGATTTCGAGGCAGCGGCGCTCCTGCACCGCGTGCTGGACGCGAAACGCGACGGTCTGCGCAAGCTGGCGGGCGACAACCCGGACATTCTGGCGAAAAGCGGCGACCTCGTGCCGCGCACGCACCTGCTGCAATACTGCGCCTCATTGCGCACGCTGCTCTCCAATCTCCCGCAGCGGCTCATGGCGTGGATTCCCGACAATCTGCGCGACCAGGTGCGGCCCCAGCTCGACGCCGAGATCGGCGTCATCCTCCGCGCCGCTGAAGAAATCGACTTTGGATCTCCCGCATGACGGCCACATTTCCAACATTGCGCGACGAACTGCGCACGATCTGGCGTCCGCGGCCGAAGGCGGACATTTTGTCCTGGGTGCGGTCGAACGTTCACATGTCGGAGCGGTTCACCAATCGCCCCGGCCTTTACGACCCCGACTTCACCGCTTACCTGATCCCGTGCCATCGCTGGTTCGGCGACTCGGACGTGCGCACCATCTCCTGTCCCAAGGGTGCGCAGCTCGGCTTCACGACTTTCCTCGCGAATGCGCTCATGTGGGCCATCTCCGAAGATCCCGGCCCCGCGCTTTTCCTCACCTCGACCACCGACAACGCACAAAGCTGGTCCGAACGCGAATGGCTGCCGCGTCTGCGTGACTGCCCTCGCATCAAAGAGCTTACGCCCCGCGGTCGGGACGCCATCAAAAAGCTCGAGCAAGCCTTCCTCACGATGACCGTGCGCCTCACCGGCGCGCAAAGCGAAAACAACCTCGCTTCCCGCCCGATTCGTTACTTGCTCAATGATGAAGTCGATAAATGGCCGCCGGGTTTCCTCGGCATCGCCGAGGCGCGCACGCTGTCCTATCGCGGCGTCGATAAAATCGTGCGCGGCAGCACCTGCACCACCGACGACGGCCCGATCTGGTCGTCGTGGGTGAATTCCACGCAGCACCTGTGGCACGTGCAATGCCCGCACTGCCACGAGTGGCAGGTGATGGACTTCTTCAAGTCGATCAAATGGCCGGCACATCACCGCGATCTCGTCGGCCGCTGGGACGTCGAGGCCGTGCGGCGGGACACTTGGGCCGAATGCCTCGTCAATGGCTGCAAATGGGACCCATCCTTGAAAAATGAGATCGTGCGCCGTGGCGAAGCCGTCGCCACGAATGACCGCGCCTCACCGTCCGACAAAGGCATTCACCTGCCGTCGCTGCTCTCGCCGTTCCTGAGCTTCGGCGACCTCGCCGCGCTGTGGCTGCGCCGCAAAGATCAGCCCGGCGGGAAGCCCGACTTCTACAATCAATACCTCGGCCTTCCGTGGTCGCATGAAGAGTTCACCGTGAGCGAGCAGAAGGTGCTCGACTGCCGCGCGCTCGGTGACAATGCCTACATGATTAGCGAATGCCCCGTTGATCCCGTGGATTTCACTTTTACCGCCGACCCGGGCGAACGCGAAACACACTGGAGCGTAGAAGCGACGGCTGCCGATGGATCAGCCTATGTCGTCGATTATGGCACTGTCCACACGATTGAGGATGTGTTGCCAGTGCTCGATCGCGAGTGGATCATCAAAGGCACCACGAAACGCGCCCGCATTGCCATTGGCGGCATCGACTCAGGCTACGCCACCGAACGCGTTTATCGTCTCTGCATGGCGAGCCGCGGCCGACTCTGGCCGCTGAAAGGATCGGCCGCCGAGTTTGGCAAACCCGTCGATGTCTCGCGCATCCCGACCTATCCTGCCCTCGCGCTCTACACCTACGTCGATTTTTACTTCAAGTCCTCGCTCTACATCGACTCGATCTCCCGCCGAGCGCAGCCGTTTTGGTGGCTGCCCGCAAACTCAGGGCACGACATCATCGCAGGTCATTCGGGTCAAGAGCTGCGCGCCAAACAAACCGCGCAACGCAGCATCCGCTTCTGGAAACCCGTCGCGAATGACCATTTCGGCGACTGCACGAAAATGCACCGCGTCATCCGCGAAGTGCGCAAGCAGATTTATCAGAGGTGAACGCTCAATCTCTGCCAACCCTGGGGCACGACCAGGACAACACGACAAAGGCCCAATAACATGACCGAAGCAAGCACACTAACAATGACCCAAGACCAGCCCCAGAGGTTGGCAGCAGAGCCGGGTTGTCCTCCCGAATGGCTGGAAGAGATAGTCGAAACTATCGGCATCACCGATGGCGTCGATCTTGTTGAATGGCACCTAGACCAGACGGGCGACTACATCGTCAAAATCGAATACGGCGAGGAAGAAATGAGCTTCCGCGCGGGCACAGATGGCGAGAGCCACGGCCAAGACTACGATGGCACAATCATCGACATGACCACGACTGATCA